CTCCAGTCTCCCAAGTCGTCTAAGGTGTTGCAAGCTGTTCTGGACACTGCATGTGACCCAGAGCATAAGAACTGGGCAGCAGCCTCTAAGCTGGTAGTGGAGAGGTTGATGCCCTTGCAGGCGTTTAATGAAATTAAAGCAGAGAACAACAAGATAGAGATTAACATTACAGGTCTAGCTGCTACTGTCTCAACGGAAGATACAGTGGAAGCTGAGTTTACGGAGGTTGAGGAGGGGTGAAGATCATTCTAGCCTCTATTCTACTGGCTCAGACTGTATCACCTATCAGTGGTTTGACTGTATGTGAGCTTGTACGCAAAGCTATCAGTCTCGGAGCAACCTATGAAGAGATTGAAGCAGTACTTAAAGGACACTCAGAAGGTTTAGAGTGCTTACGGAGAGAATATATTGAAACTTAACCTATCCCTGCTCCCGTGGCAGCTTGAAGTTATGGCTGAACCTGAGCGATTCAAGGTTATTGGAGCTGGACGTAGAACAGGAAAGAGTCACCTAGCGGCTGTAACACTGGTTCTAGCAGCCCTAGACGATAAGCCGGGTAAGGTGTTCTATGTTGCCCCCACACAGGGGATGGCTAGGGACATTATGTGGGATAAGCTGTACGAGATTGCTGGTGATATCATTGAAAGCCACAATATCAACAACCTCACACTCACGCTGACCAATGGAGCCACCATATACTTGAAGGGTGCAGATCGTCCAGATACTCTTCGGGGCGTAAGCCTTAAGCACCTTGTGTTGGACGAATACGCTTTTATGAAACCTGATGTCTTCGACAGCATCCTTCGTCCAACCCTCTCCGATAGGAAGGGTACATGTATCTTTATCGGGACACCCGAAGGAAGGAACCACTTCTATGACCTCTACGAGAGGGCGAAGAGTGGGACAGACGAAGGATGGGGTGCATGGCACTACACGTCTTACGATAACCCTACAATGGATAAGGAGGAGGTAGATCACGCTAGAGCTACCCTCCCTAACTGGGCCTTCCAGCAGGAATACATGGCCTCCTTCAGTGCTCAGGGTAGCGAGCACTTTGACGTAGATCACTTCAACTACTACGACAAGCTAGATACTAGCGTCCCCGGAGATTTCTTCATAGCAGTGGATTTGGCTGGCTTTGAGGAGAAGAAGGGCAGTAAGACTGCCAAGCGGGACAACAGTGCCATAGCATGTGTATACGTCACAGACGACGGTGACTGGCATGTTGAGGATATCATCTACGGTAGGTGGACACTGGCAGAGACAGCAGAGAAGATATTCGGCGCTGTCGAGAAGTACAGACCACAGAGCATAGGGATAGAGAAGGGCCTAGCACAACAGGCCGTTATGCAACCTCTGCAAGACCTTATGCGCCGTACCAGCCGTGTATTCAGGATTGAGATGCTGAGTCACGGTAATACAAAGAAGACAGACAGAATACTATGGGCCTTAGCAGGCAGGTTTGAGAACGGTTTTATTAACCTCAAGCAGGATAAACGATGGAACCTAGCCTTCATAGATGAGGCCAGTAACTTCCCCTCTACTCTGGTACACGATGATTTGATTGACGCTCTCTCTTATGTCGATCAGATGGTAACCATCCCGTACAGGTCAGAGATGGATTTTGACACTGACTGGGAACCACTTGACGCAATTTCAGGATACTAGACATGAGCGAAGGCTTTAAGGAAGAGATCGACCACGCAGCAATGGACTTGGATATCACCGATTGGGTGATAGATCAGGCTAACGAATGGCGTGACTACTTCGATTCTAATTACGATGACAAGTTTCAGGAGTACTACCGTCTGTGGCGTTGCCAGTGGGCTGAGGAAGACAAGACTCGTGATTCTGAGCGTAGTCGCCTTATCGCACCCGCTACCCAGCAGGCTGTGGAATCTAACGTAGCTGAACTCGAAGAGGCTTCATTCGGTAAGACAGGCGTTCTCTTTGATGTTGAGAACCCCGGACTGGAGAATGACCCACAGATCGAGGTACTGCGTAACAACCTTACAGAAGACTTCGAGTTAGGTCGTATTCGTGCGTCTATCGGTGAAGTGTTGATTAACGCTGCTGTATACGGTACAGGCGTTGCTGAGATCAATATCGAAGAGCAGATGGTCTACACTCCAGCTACCCAACCTATGATGGATGGGGCGTTAGAGGAGATAGGTGTACAGGAAGAATACCGTACAGTCATCAAGCTGAACCCTCTGCAACCACAGAACTTCCTTATCGATCCAACGGCCACATGCGTAGAAGATGCTAAAGGTTGTGTCGTTGAAGAGTATGTATCCCTACACTCAGTAGAGATGCAGCAGGAGTCAGGTATATATGACAGTACAGTGGTGGTAGGTGTTGCCGCTGCTGATGACGATATCGAAGCAGACCGTGAGCTTACCACTGAGGCCACTGACCGTGTACGTTTGACTAAGTACTACGGCCTTGTACCTCGTGAAGCCCTTGAGAATCACGGTGTAGAGGTAGAGTCCAAAGACATGTATGTAGAGGCTATCGTAGTTATTGCCAACGAAGGCCAGCTACTTAAAGCTATTGAAAGTCCCTATATGTGTAAAGATCGCCCTATTGTGGCGTTCGCTTGGGATGTAGTTCCTAGTCGCTTCTGGGGGCGTGGAGTCTGTGAGAAGGGCTATATGAGCCAGAAAGCCCTAGATGCGGAGATGCGAGCACGTATCGATGCATTAGGACTCACAACCCACCCCATGATGGGTGTCGATGCTACCCGCGTCCCCAGAGGAGCTAGTTTTGAGGTTCGCCCCGGCAAGATGTTTATGACCAATGGCAATCCTCAGGAGATTCTTACTCCGTTCCACTTCGGGCAGGTCGATCAGATCACCTTCGCTCAAGCTGGAGCATTACAGGAGATGGTACAGAGTGCCACAGGTGCTGTTGATTCAGCAGGTCTTGCTGGAGCCATGAATGGAGACGGTACAGCAGCAGGGGCCTCTATGTCCCTCGGTGCTATCATCAAGCGACAGAAGCGCACCCTCGTGAACTTCCAAGAGAACTTCCTGATGCCGTTCGTCCGTAAGGCCGCACAGCGTTACATGCAGTTCGACCCAGAGCGTTACCCTGTAGGAGATTACAAGTTCCGAGTGATAGGTTCGCTAGGTGTTATAGCTCGTGAGTACGAAGTAGGACAGCTTACACAGCTTATCCAGAGTCTACCTCCCGGCACTCCAGCACACACAGCTATCATGTCAGCTATCGTAGAACACCTACAGGTAGCCAACAGAGAACAGGTCATGGAGGCAATCAACAAACCCCCAGAGCCAGACCCTGAAGCAGCAGAACTGGCCAAGAAGAAGCAAGAGATGGAGATACAGGTTCTCCAAGGTCAGATCGGCGTGTTACAGAGTCAGGCTGCTGAGTCTAACGCTAGAGCACAGAAGTACATGGTTGAAGCAGAGCTTGCTCCGAAAGAAACCATTATGAAGTATAGCGACATGAACAACGACGGTCAGATGGATGTAGACTTCGAACAGAAGATGCGACTGGCAGACCTTGATATCAGATACCGTCAGCTAGAGCAGCAAGAGAAAGAAAAACAAACCTTTGAGAAGGAAGGTGCTGAAGCAGAGCTGATACGTCAACTGACAGAGCAAGGGGATGAGAGTGCAAGACCTAACGATTCTGGCGCTACTGAAGCGCCTACAGGATAAGGTTAATTCCATATCCAAGCAGGTTGGCCCTAAGGGTGACCAAGGGCCAGCAGGCAAGGACGGTACAAGCATAAAGGGCGAGAAGGGCGACACTGGAGAGATGGGTGTTGGTCAAGATGGCCGAGATGGGGATGAAGGCCCCGCAGGTAAGAATGGAGAAGATGGGGTTGGGATATCAGGCGTTACACTTGGTATTGACGACTCGATCATCTTCCAGCTCTCTAACGGAGACGAAGCTAGTGTAGAGCTACCGCTTACTCAGGGTTCTGGCGATACCATTATCAACAAGGTTGGTGGCGGTAGTGGAACCTCCGGAGGCTCTCAAGGGCCTCAAGGCCCTGCTGGTTCTGACGGAGCTGACGGTGCCGATGGTGCAGATGGCACTAACGGCAACGATGGAGCACCCGGCCAAGACGGACAGGATGGAGCACCGGGTGAAGACGGAGCACCGGGGATAGATGGACAAGATGGTGCCGATGGTGCAGACGGCGCTCAAGGCCCAGCGGGAGCTGACGGCACTAACGGTACAGACGGCACTAACGGTACAGATGGTACTGACGGAATTGACGGTAACGATGGAGCTGACTCTACTGTAGCTGGCCCTCAAGGTGATGTTGGCCCACAAGGGCCAGAAGGCCCCGCAGGTACTAACGGAACTAACGGAATTGACGGAGCTGACGGAACTGACGGTGCAGATTCAACCGTACCGGGGCCAACAGGCCCAGAAGGGCCGCAAGGCCCACAAGGTGAACCCGGAGAATCTGGTGGTGGCTCTGACGCGACTGCACTGGCATATGCAAAGGGTGCGGGTCTTGCAGTAGAGCAGGGATTACTTGCCGCAGACGGACAGCCTGCCAAGACGGTACTAGCTGTTGGTGCAACTAGCACTGGTAAAGTTCAGGGCTGTAGCTTGGGTGACGGTAACGTCGTTGAGGTGTATGCCACTGGTGCTGACTTCAACAATGCTACTGTCTTGTACCGCGAGTTCATGGCTGCAGGGGAACCTATCTGCTTTACAGGTTTGAGTCCCGGCGCGATCATTACCAGCACTCAGGGTTTCTACGGAATGGGCGAGCAGGTTAACGGTAACTACGAAAGCCCTATGCCATTGCTGAGTCTCGGTTTATCGTTCACGAGTACGTTTGTCTACTGCTTTCGTAATTCAACCAACGCACCGGGGGCTGGCAACTCGACAGGACAGATCGTCATTGTCAATGGTGCGCTCCCTTCTACAGTGACACTCAGCCGTAACGGTAATCAGGTTTCTGGACAAACGCCTAAAGACCTAGAGCCGTTTGAGCTTTGCTACTTTTACAGTAGTGCTAACGG